GTTTGGTTTAACCCATATGATTGGGGGTTTGTCCAGAGCCTCGACATCTATCTTACGGCAGTTGATCGATGCGGGTACTCTGGCAAACCTACCTGCTGGTTTTAAAGCCAGAGGAATCAGGATACGCGATGACGATACGCCATTGCAACCAGGGGAATTCAGGGACATGGACGCTCCTGGTGGCTCACTGCGCGATGCGTTACTGCCATTACCGTTCAAAGAGCCAAGCGGCACGCTACTTCAGCTGTTAGGCATGCTGGTCGATGCAGGCAAACGCTTTGCCTCGATTGGTGATATGCAGGTCGGTGATGGCAATCAGGAAGCGCCTGTAGGTACAACTATAGCTCTGCTTGAGCGCGGTAGCCGTGTGATGAGTGCAATTCACAAGCGCATGCATTATTCACAGCGTATAGAGTTCAATCTGTTGGCACGGGTACTCAGGGACTCGCCTATCAAGGCATACCCTTACATGATAGCCAATAATCAGCAACAGCTGATGGCAACTGACTTTGATGATCGTATAGACATCATTCCGGTCAGTGATCCTAATATATTTTCAATGAGCCAGCGCGTGATGCTGGCACAGGAAATGTTACAGATGGTTCAGTCGAACCCTCAGATACATGGCCCAATGGGTATGCACAATGCGTATCGCAGGATGTATGAGGCGATGGGAATTCAACAGGTAGACCAGTTGTTGCCTCCACCCCCTCAGCCACAGCCTACGCCACCCTCGATGGAAAACGCCATGATGCTTCAGGGTCAACCTGCGCAGGCATTTGAAGATCAGGACCATGACGCGCACATTGCAGTGCATTTGTCGATGTATCAGAGCTCGGTTGCTCAAAGCAATCCACAGGTATTGGCTTTGATTCAAGCACACATCTATCAGCATGTTGATTTCAAGGCAAGAGAAATGGCCAACCAAGATCCTCAGATCACTCAGATGCAACAGCAAATGCAGATGATGCAGCAGCAAGCCATGCAGAATCCTGCTATGCAGCAGCAGTTACAGCAGATGCAACAGCAAATGGCTCCGATACTTGAAGACAAGGTCGCTCAACTCAGTTCTGAAATACTTAATGATCTGGCTCCTCAGTTCAAGGTAGATAACGAAGACCCACTGGTCGAGTTGAGAAAAGAAGAACTTGATATCAAGGCGGCTGATGTAGAGCGTAAAGCTAATGAAGCAGAGCAACGTATTGATATTGAACAGGAACGTCTAGATCGCAACATGGACATGGCAGATGATCGTTTAAAAACTCAGGTTGATATTGCTGACATGAAGAACGATACTGCGCAAGATAGGATTAATTTACAGCGTGAGGCCCAGATGGCCAAGACCGCAGAAAACATGGCCAAAGACTTTTTTGGGAGAAATTAAATGAGCAGCGTAAGACAGAAGCGCGCAGAAGTTCACAAAGCGGAAGCACGGGAAGCTGAGAGGTTAAGGGTCCACGGTGGCGACATTGTTGAAAAGATTGAGAAACTGGTTGAGGAGGTTGAAGCAACCCCGATTCCAGAAGAAAGTATAGAAGCCAAAGCTCCAGTTAAAAAGAAAGCCAAGAAGAAGGCTGCTCCAAAAGCCAAGGCTGCAAAGAAATCCACATAGGAGGATCGAATGAATCCAATCAAACGTCAGACTTCGTTTCCACAACCTAAAGTTTCTGATAGCAAGGTCAGCATAAAAGACCAAGGCACAGTTAATTTTGCCAAGACAGAAGACGTTGCTAACCCAGGCGCACCTAAGCCTTATGGCGCGGGTGAGATGCGTGGTGGCGGTGCAGCAATTCGAGGCAAAAAATTCGCAGGAATCTTCTAGAAAATGAGTATGCTTCCTGCAAATCATCAGGAAAACATGAGAAGAACCGGCAATGTGTATGGCATTGATCAAAATACCGGAAAGCATTGGTCGATGGGATTGGGGCTTGCTAAACCGCCTTCTGGGCAAGTAGGTCTTGAAGGAGGAAGGTTACCGGGTCCACCGTTAAGTTCTGGGTTTAGCAATGTTACTCCTGAACGCATGCAAAAAGCTGAAGAGGAAAGGCGCAGATATTTAGAAAGAAATAATGGGGTTGATAAGCACAACCTTGCTGATGACATATATAATTTCATGGCAACTCAGCCTGGTGATACAGGGCATGTGACTGCTAGTCTTCCTGGCCGACCAATGATGAAACCAATCCAAGTCGGCAGAATGGCGAGACCACCACAAGGAATAATGGCGCCCCCAACAAGACTTGGTGGCATGGAGAACCTTTCTGGTTCTTTGGGCGGTCAGATCAGACCCAGTCCATATTCTGCTCCGCAAATGCCTCAAATGGGCGGTGGATTCGGAGGTGGATTTGGGGGTAGATTTGGTGGCGGTATGATGCCTTCAGGTGCAGGCATTACACCCCGGCCATCCCCGCGACCATACCAAGGCCCACTTCTTCCAGTGCCTCCGAGTGAAATGCCTCCAATGGGCGGTGGTATGATTAACAATCAAGACCTTGGCGCTCAAGAAAGAGCCATACAAGAAAGAGCTAGGCTTGGACTTAGTCAGCCTATGGACGAAAGGGGGTTGCGCTATCCCCATGCAATACCCCCAATGAGTGGTGGTATGAGTGATCCGGGTCAAATAACGGCAGATGGCCCAGTTCGTGGCGGTCAAGGCATGCAGCAGTTTATGCAGTTCATGCAAACCATGATGCAGATGTTTCAACAGTTTCAGGGTGGTGGCGGGCGAGGCATGGGCGGTGGCTTCCAAGGGCCATCTCCATTTATGCCGCAACAACAGCAGTATGGACAATACCAACCACAAAGAATGTCAAATCAGTTCAACTCTAACAACGCCTTTGGTGGATATTAATAATGAGTATTAGAATACCTGGCTTAGAAGGCATTGATATTGATGAGATTCTTGGAAGAGCTTCAACAATTCCAAGACCTCCGTTAAATAAAAAAAGACCATTACCAAGACCTCCATTTAATCAAGAAAGACCTATTGATTCGCCTGTAATAAGCGAGGGATTCCCTGGTGGGATTGGATCAGTGGAAATCTCTGAAACAATTAACATCCCTGGTGTTGGGCCGATTCAATTGCCGATGCCGCAAAGCCCAGCTACAACTGAGGCAGATCCTAGAGAATTTGAAGATAAAGTTTTTGGTCCAAAAATTGATCCAAACGCTAGTGAACTGGATAAATTAAAGGCTCAGTACGACCACCTCTCAGGAAGAAGATTTTTTAGAGATCCTGGGCCAGAGCATTGGAATAAGATAAAAGAACTTGCTCAACAAATTTATAGTTTAGACAATACTTTTGAAAGTCCTTATTTGGAAACGCCAGAACAAGGCCGAATGAAAAAGCCGCGACCTGGTGATGGCGATGTTATTTACGATGAAAACCCAGTTATTGGAACAAGGCCAGATGGCACTCCTGTGCGTTTATATGACAAAGATAGTGCTGATTATTTAGATAAGCAAAAAACAAATCAATCCCCTGTTTTTGATGAAAACGAATCTACCCGTACTGGTCCTATTGAAACAACAACACAACAAACTCCTACTGGGTCTTATGAATCAAATTACATCGATTGGTTAGAAAGCAAACCTCAACCGCCGACTATACCAAAAGCTGGAAGATCTCCTGGCGGCGGTCCAGCTTATAAAAAAGCACAAGAAAAATATCAAAAAGATTTAGCAACTTGGGAAGGAAGCAAGCCAACAAGAGATTCTTTCACACAAGAAAGTCAAAGTTCAGCTCCTGTAGAGACAAAAAGTGGCGAAGGACCAAAACCTGGAACAGGGTTTGGCGATGGGCGCCCTGCACCACCACCCCCTCCATCCTTTGAAGGTTATGTACCAAGAAATATATTAGGCGCATCGTTTGATCCAAAGGATTTAAGCGCGCAACAGAAAATGGTTGCTGATGCAAGAGCTAGGCAGACTCCTGGTGCGAACATACAGGGTGGTGGTTATTTGACTTACGACAACCCCATGCTTGGCAATAAACAAACCCAGTTTGGTGGATATGGACAGCCGATGCCTACAGCGCCTCTAATGAATTATGCGGGATTATCCTCCCCAATAACTTATTCAGTTCCTGATCCTGATCCAGACAAAGAGCCTGGAGGACCGCCTCCACCACCCCCAATATTTACTTAAATGGATTCAATTGCATTGGCTTCTTACATTAATAAGAAGTTTAAACAGTACGAACAAGGCCACATGGAGTATCTTGCTTCTGGTGGCGTAAAAGACATGGAGGAATACAAATTCGTCATGGGTGAGTTATCGATGCTTCGCACCCTGCGAGAAGACCTGCGAGAAGCATTGCACATAGAAGGAGATGAAATCGATGAGTGAACCACAAGTGGACGCTCTCGCACAAACGTCTATATCAGACGCATACGTTAGCGAGGAAAGTCGGGTCTTAGACCCAGCCGTGTTAGATAAATCATTAATAGAAAGAATGCCAGAGCCTGTTGGATGGAGGGTCTTAGTCCTTCCATATAAAGGTAAAGGCGTGACAGAAGGCGGTATACAGCTTCTGGAATCTACAATGGATAAAGAAAATCTAGCTACTTCAGTTTGTTATGTCATTAAATTAGGCCCATTGGCTTATCAGGATGACGCTAAGTTTGGTGGGATTCCATGGTGTAAAAAAGGTGACTGGGTTCTTATTGGAAGATACGCAGGAGCTCGTTTTGCTTTGGAAGATGATCACGAAGTTAGAATTATTAACGACGATGAAGTGATTGGAACGATCTTTGATCCAAATGATATTAAATCTGCATAGGTGAAAACATGGCTGAAGAAACATTAACCGAAGCTTTAGAAAAGCTGGATGACGAAAATATCCAAAGTGCTGCTCTTCCTGAATCAAGGAGGGTAGAAGAAGAAACATCTGAAGAAGTTGCAATTATTGATCTTGACGAAGATGACGTTAAAGACATTGAACCAATAACCGAAGATGTTGTTAAAGAAGAGTTTGAACCTAAACCAAGTATTGATGAAGAAGAGCTTTCTGAAACTGAAAAGAGAGCCAGAAAAGCTCAAGACAGAATCAATAAGGCAGTAGGTCAAGCTAAAGAATATCAGCGTAGAGAGTTGCAGGCTTTGCAATATGCAAAAGAGTTGCAGGATAAAAACCAACAACTCTCCAGCCAGCTGGTTCAATCTCAAACCCAATCAACTGAACAGAACATGAAGCTTCAGGAAGGTTATAAAGATGAGTTTGAGAATAGAGTTGAGACTCAGGCCGCAGCAGCAAAGAAAGCATTAAAGACTGCTTACGAAGCGGGTGACGCTGATACTATGGCTGAAGCACAACAGCTGTTAGCTCAAGCAGAAGCGGATCGATCTGCTTTAAATAGATACAAGCAAGAGTATGAAGACTATAAAGTCCAATACCAGAATTGGTCAGAAGATCAGCAAGCTAGGCAAGAACAAGAAGTTCAAAATTTTCAACAACCAATTCAACAACAACCTATTTACGAAGAACCATCTAACAAAGCTCAACAATGGGCTGAAGATAACGAATGGTTTGGTGTAGATGAAGTGATGACAGATCAGGTAATGGCTATTCATAAAAGATTAGCCTCAAATCCTTCGATTGACTTGGAATCAGATGAATATTATTCTGAAGTCAATCAACGTATGAGGGAAGCGTTTCCTCATAAGTTTAATAACGCGGGAGACAATGCAAACGTCCAAACAGTAGTCTCCGGTACGCGCACGACAGGAAGTGGACGCAATCAAAATAATCGTAGGATTGAATTGAGTCCTAGCGAACAGCAACTTGCTAAGAAGCTAGGAGTACCGTTCAAAGAATACGCAAAACAAAAAATGAGGTTAGAAAGATCATGAGCGAAGAAACAGGAAAAGGATCTAATAGAACACCAAGGAATGCTTCTTCTCGGTCTACAGAGACTGCAAGAAAGCCATGGGCACCACCTCAAGTCTTAGAGACTCCTGAACCCCCGCCTGGTATGAAATATAGATGGGTAAGAACATCTATAAGAGGCGAAGATGATAAAACCAATGTTCACATGAGATTCCGTGAGGGATACGAACCCGTGAAACCAGAAGAAGTTGTTGGGTATGAATTACCTACAATTGAAGATGGTAAGCATGCAGGCACTGTTGGCGTTGGTGGATTGATTCTTTGTAAGATTCCAGAAGAAACGGTGGCAGAAAGGAATGCTCACTTCGAGCGTCAAACAGAAAACCAAATGAAAGCGGTTGATAATGACTTGATGCGAGAAGAGAATCCTGCAATGCCTATCTCTAGGGATAGAAAAACGCAGGTTTCATTTGGGAGTCCTAAAGCGTAGCTTTGGACATTATTTTGATTATGTTTACGGAGAAATAAAAGATGGCTAATAATGATGCCGCTTTTGGGATGCGTCCGACCAGAATGATAGGCGGTGCGCCTTACACTGGTGGACAAAGCCGTTACAGAATCGCCGCAAACTATGGAACAAGTATCTTCCAGGGCGACATGGTTGCTCAGGTTACCGGAGGTGGTGTAGAAGTACACGCTGACGGTGGTACTGTACCTATAGTTGGTGTATTCAACGGATGTCAGTACACTGACCCCACAACTAGTGAGCAGGTTTATAGTAACTACTATCCTGCATCTACAAACGCTTCTGATATCATTGCATTTATCATTGATGATCCGAATGTCGTTTACGAGGTTCAAGCAGACGCAGCGTTCCCAGTTGCCGATTTGTTCGGTAATTTTGACATCGTCTATACTTCTTCTGGAAGCACCGTAACTGGTATTTCTGGAGCAGAGCTTGAAGTATCAACTGGCGCAACTACAGCAGCCTTGCCTATAAAAGCGATTGATATCTCAACTGACCCTGAGAATTCAGACGTTGCTTCGGCAAATACAAATGTTTTAGTTGTTATTCAAAACTCAATATTCGGCCAAAAAGGCGCTGGATTAGCATAGGAGGCTAAATAATGGCTATTTCAAGAGCACAGTTAGCCAAAGAGCTAGAGCCAGGTCTCAACGCTTTATTTGGTATGGAGTATGCGCGTTATGAAAACGAGCATGCAGAGATTTTTGAAACTGAATCTTCAGACAGAGCGTTTGAAGAGGAAGTACTAATCGTTGGTTTCGGTAATGCTGAAGTCAAAACTGAAGGGCAGGGCGTGAACTACGACCAAGCTTCTGAAGGTTTTACTGCCAGATACACCCATGAAACTGTCGCCCTAGCATTCTCGTTAACCGAGGAAGCAGTCGAAGATAATTTGTATGACCGCCTCGGCGCACGTTATACCAAAGCTTTGGCTAGAAGTATGGCGCACAGCAAGCAAGTTAAAGCTGCTAACGTATTGAATAATGCGTTTAGCTCAAGCTTTACTGGCGGTGACGGGGTTTCCCTGATCAACACAAGCCACCCACTAGCTGGTGGAGGCACGTTGGCTAATCGAGCATCTACAATGAGCGACCTTAATGAAACCTCATTAGAAAATGCTTTGATCAGCATTAGTACTTTTGTTGATGACAGAAACATGATCTTGGCCCTTCAGGGAACCAAGCTGATTGTTCCTCCTCAACTTCAGTTTGTTGCTGATCGATTGCTTGAAAGCCCTGGAAGGGTTGGTACAGCAGATAACGACATCAACGCTGTAAGGAACATGGGTCTGTTGCCGCAAGGTTATGCAGTCAACCATTTCTTGACAGACACAGATGCGTTTTTCATTCTGACTGACTGTCCTGATGGGTTTAAGCACTTTGAGCGTTCTCCAATATCCACCTCAATGGAAGGTGACTTTGATACTGGTAATGTGCGCTACAAAGCTAGAGAGCGATACAGCTTTGGATTCTCTAATCCAAGAGCCGTATTTGGTTCTCAAGGAGCTTAAAGCAGATAGGGGGCTTTATGCCCCCTTTATTACTGGGATACATTAGCCCTAGCGACTGGCCCAGCAGACGCTTACGAAGACTCTAGGGCGAAACCTTTCGTAAGGAGGAAACCTGATGGCTCAGACAACTTTTGCTGGCCCAATTCGATCCCTGTCTGGCGTTATTAGCGCAGGTTACAGCGGTGTAGTTAGCTTAACAGCTGACACCACTCTTACTGTTGCTGCTCACGCTGGAAGACCGTTACTTTGTAATGATGCAGATGGTAAGTTCACCCTTCCAAGCATTGTTGTGACGGAACCCACTGACAAGAATGATCCAAACCAAACAGCCAATCTAGGAGCTCAGTTCACTTTTATAGTTGTAACTGCTGCGACTGATATGGATATTTTAACTGATGGCACTGACAAGTTTGTTGGTGGCGTTTATACAGGCGTAGATGACGCAACAGGCAAGACCTTTATATCTGGCGCATCTAACGATGTGATTACCCAGAATGGTTCTACAAAAGGCGGTTTGGCAGGAAGTATCATACGAGTGACTGCAATAGCAAGTGCTAAGTACGCAGTAGAAGGTTTGATACTAGGTTCTGGTACTTTAGTTACTCCTTTTGCTGACGCTTAATATAGGAGCAAATTGATATGGCTACTCGTATCACGGGCAACGATGTAAAAACTGCAACAGTTACGGCTGATGGAGCATTAGTGGATCACCCTTGCAGATTGCGAGGGTTGATCGTTGCTGGCGGCAGTTCTGATGGCTCTGTTATCTTTTATGATAACGATAGTGCAGCCAGCGGAACTGCGTTATTAACTCTTGGAGTTAACGCCAACACCAACGAAACATTGAACATACCGGACCAGGGTGTCTTTGCTTCTAATGGTGTATTCGCAGATGTCACTAATGTGGATCGTGTAACTATCTTTTTTTCATAGGAAAAAATTATGGCGACATCAGGGTCTAGAGACTTTGAACCAGACGTTGCGGAGTACATAGAAGAAGCGTTTGAGCGGTGCGGTCTTGAGTATCGAACAGGATACGATGGAATCACCGCTCGGCGTTCTTTGAATCTGTTGTTTGCTGACTGGGCTAATAGAGGCTTGAATCAGTGGACGATTACCAATACGGCTACTACGTTATCCAAGTCTGATCAATACATTGATCTAACGTCAACAACAATTGATGTGTTGGATGTAATCATTAGAAGAACTGAGAACAGTCAAACTACTGATATACAAATGAATCAGATTGGAAGATCTGAATATTGGAATATACCCAGCAAAGATACAGAAGCTAGGCCGACTCAGTGGTTCTTGGATAAACAAATAACTCCCAGGCTTTATATATGGCCTGCTGCTGAAAACAGTACTGATCAATTAATTATAAACAGATTGGTTAGGATTGAAGATGCAGATGCTGGTGTTAATACAGTGGACATGCCTTTTAGGTTTTACCCCTGTTTAGCTGCTGGATTGTCATATTACATAGCATTAAAGAAAGCTCCTGATCGAGTAACAATGCTCAAAGGATTCTATGAAGAAGAGTTTGCTCGAGCAGCGGATCAAGATCAAAGCAGGGCATCACTTACGATATCTCCTGGTCTTAGATCCAGGATAGCCTAATGGCTTATGCTACAGGCAAACACTCACTTGCCATATGCGACAGATGTGGGTTCAGGTATAAGTACACTCAGTTAAGAAAAGAATGGACTGGATTCTTTGTTTGTTCTGAGTGTTACGAACCTAAAGAGCCTCAACTTGATCCGGTCCCTCATACTGCTGACCCAGAGGCATTACGCAATCCAAGAACCCAAGTTCCTTCATCTCTAGTAGCTGGAGAAGGCGTTGTTAGAACCATCGATGCTAATTCGATGATGACTACAACTGGTGATAGTATTGGCTTTGCGTTTAGCATGGATGCATCTACAGGGGAAATAGGCACAGTAACGGTGGTAACAACATGAGTTTTACATTAGCTACTTTGAAAACAGCTGTAAAAGATTACTGCGAAACATCAGAAAGCACTTTTGATACACAGCTGACTACATTCATACAGGAAGCAGAAGAACGAATATTAAAGAATGTTGAGCTTCCAGACTTCAGGAAGAATGTAACTGGTACATCAACCGCGAGTAGCACTTACCTGTCTACTCCAACCGATTTTCTTTCTCCTTACAGTCTGTCTGTGATATCCAGTAATGTTTACCATTACCTGTTGTTTAAACACGTTTCATTTATTAGAGATTACACAACCAACCCTTCAACCACTGGACTACCAAAATACTATGCAGTGTTTGATGAAAATACTTTTATCCTGGCTCCAACGCCAGATAGTAACTACACCTTTGAATTGCATTACAAGCACAGACCTGCATCACTAACCGCAGGTGCTGACAGCGGAACAACCTGGTTATCTACCAACGCGCCTGATGCGTTGTTGTACGGAACCCTTGTTGAGGCAGCTACCTTCTTGAAAGTTCCAGAAGAGGTTGCTCAATACGAACAAAGGTTTGTTTCTGCAACAGCTGCATTGAAGAGGCTTGGAGAAGGTTACGGTGCTAGAGATGAATTCAGATATGACATTGCGAGATAAAATTAATTATGTTTGAGATAGCCGTTGAATCAAGAGCAGGAGATGTTGTAGTTAAGACAACAGAGAATCGAGGACTATCTCCTGAAGAGCTCGCAGAAAGAGCGGTAGAACAAATAGTTGGTATATCTGATTCTGTTGATCCTATTGTTAGGCAGCAAGCAGAAGCTTTTAAGAGTCGCATTTATCATGTAATTTTAGGTATCATTAAACAAGCTATTAAGAGTGATAGAACTACTCTTATGAATGAATTTATTCAGCAAGGTCACCCAGACATTGCAGATATATTAAGGAGACTGTAATGGCTATTACGACAGCAATGTGTACTTCTTTTAAGTCTGAGTTACTTCAGGGAATACACAACTTTCATAACGGTTCTGGTGGAGGAACAACCACCACCACAGGAACAGGCAATACTTTTAAGATCGCTTTGTATACTAGTAGTGCAACCTTGGCTGCATCTACCACTGCTTACGCAACAACCAATGAGGTTTCTGGTACAGGCTATAGTGCTGGCGGTAACACGCTAACCAACGTAGATCCGACTACATCAGGAACTACAGCACTTACAGATTTTGCTGATACTACTTGGTCCAGTGCTTCAATTACTGCGAGAGGAGCATTGATTTATAATTCTTCTACCACCGCAGGATCAGCTAATCGGGCTGTGTGTGCGTTAGATTTTGGCGCAGACAAGACATCTACTAGTGGCGACTTTGTAATTCAGTTTCCAGCAGCAGATGCTAGTAACGCCATTATAAGAATCGCCTAGGATATAGTGTGTGGCTGATGTCAAAGTTGCCTTTGATGGATGGAATTCTTCCTCTCATGGATGGGGCGAAGGAACGTGGGGCAATGGCGAAGCAGTACCTGGAGCAACAGGGACTCTTGGCACAGTCTCGATTACGGCAGACGCTAATGTCTCAGTTACAGGCGTTGAAGGAACAGGGACTCTTGGCTCGGTTTCTGTATCCGCTGATGCGAGTGTTAGTGTATCTGGCGTATCAGGCACTGGTACTCTTGGTTCGGTTAGTGTCACGGGTGCAGCAAATGTTAGCCCTACGGGTGTTGCAGGCACGGGAACGCTTGGATCAGTTACAGTCTCAGCTGACGCAAGCACTTCGGTCACTGGTGTGGAAGGCACAGGAACACTGGGATCGGTTACGGTCACAGGCGCAGCGACAGTCTCTGTCACAGGCGTGGCAGGAACATCAGGGCTTGGAAGCATCAGTCTCGTCACAAATAACACGATTGAAGTTTCTACACCAGAAATGGCCGGATTTGTTGGATCAGTTACGTTTGATGGAGATGCGAATGTATTTCCAACAGGCGTGGAAGCGGCCTGTACAACGAGTGGCGTTAATGTTTGGGGGCTTATCGATGACAGCCAAACAGCGAATTGGTCAGGAATCGATGACAGTCAAACGCCGAGTTGGTCAACGATTGATGATAGCCAGACAGGAACTTGGGCAAGTATTGATGACAGCCAAACACCAGGTTGGTCAACTATTGATGACAGTCAAACACCAGATTGGAAAGAGGTAGCATAAATGGCAACTTACGTTAATGACCTACGTTTAAAAGAGATCGCCACTGGCGATGAATCGGGAACTTGGGGAACAAGTACAAATACGAATTTAGAGCTGATCGCCGAAAAATTCGGGACGGGATCGGAAGCTTTGTCTGATGCCTCTACCGCGACCCTTACGATGGCTGACGGTTCTAGTGATGCATTTCGCTCGATGGCCCTTACCCTTACAGGATCTCTTTCACAGGCTTGTACAGTCACCCTGGCCCCAAACACTCTTTCTAATGTATGGGTAGTACAAAACTCTGCGGGTGATGTAGTTACCCTGACACAAGGCACAGGCGCGAATGTCGTCATACCAAATGGCGGCATTCGCATGATCGCTACTGATGGTGGTGGTTCTGGTGCTGCCGTAACTGATGTCCTGGATATGTTAGGCGGCACAGGCAATGTAGGGCTTGGTAGCGGTGCGTTTGGTACAGGACTGACCACAGGTACAAACAATGTAGCAGTGGGTGAAAACTCAGGAGATGCCTTAACTGCTGGCACTGACAATACTCTAATTGGAGACAATGCGGGTGGCGCATTAACAGATGGAGACAGAAATACCGCAATCGGATCTTCAGCACTGCTTGTTGCAACCACGCCCAACAATAACACAATGGTTGGTGCAAATTCAGGAAAAGCGGTTACTACTGGTGCTGCAAACACGGGCATTGGTAAAGATGCTTTATTATCACTCACAACTGGTGCTTCTAACACGGCGGTTGGAACTGTTGCTTTAGATGCAGTAACCACTGGAAATTACAACACCGCTGTTGGAAGGGATGCTTTAGGTGCTAATACCACCTCAGATTACAATGTAGCGATGGGGTATAACACATTAATTGCAAATACCTCGGGCAATACCAACACAGCGGTGGGTTCTCTATCTCTAGCCACAAACACAATAGGAGACAGAGCCGTAGCTATAGGCTATAACGCTTTAAACACCCAAAATCCTGCCACTAGTGTTGATATGTACAATATCGGGGTTGGGTATAATGCTGGCGCAGCAATTACCGTTGGAATCCATAACACCCTTGTTGGCGGCAATTCTGGTGATGCTTTAACAGAAGGAGATCAGAATACAGTTTTAGGATATAGAGCCTTAACTACCGACACGCTAGGCAATAAGTCAGTTGCTATAGGTGACCAAGCTCTTGAGAATCAGAATTTTACTACAGCAACAGATACTTACAATGTAGGTGTAGGTGCTGGTTCGGGAAACCAAGTCACCACCGGAATTTTTAATACTATTGTTGGCGGTCTTGCAGGCGATGCTCTGACTGCTGGAACTAGAAATGTAGCCATCGGTAAAGATGCATTAACATCAGATACATTAGGTAGTAGATCAACCGCAGTTGGTTTTGCGGCTTTACTTACTCAGAACTTTACTACGGCTACAGATGTTTACAACGTGGCAGTAGGTGAGCAAGCAGGTTTAAATGTCACTACAGGAATTAAGAATACTCTTGTGGGCGCGTTATCAGGCGATGCTATAACTACTGGTTCTAGCAACAATTTGATTGGAGTTAATGCTGGAGGCGCACTTACAACAGGCGCAAAAAATATTGCAATAGGCGTAGGCGCGTTAGCGACAGAAGATGAAGTCTCGGAACTTGTCGCAGTAGGTCATGGTTCGCTAGGCGTTAACAACAGTGGTTTAAGAAACACAGCTGTTGGCTTTGAAGCACTGGATGACAATACCACTGGTGATAACAATACAGCGGTGGGCCACTATGCTTTGTGGGATAACACGACAGCTGATCTTAACACCGCAGTTGGAAGAAATGCACTAAAACTAAATACGACGGGTGAATCTAACACAGCGATTGGTGCTGCTGCTTTAGCTACCAACTCAACTGCTAACTCAAATACTGCGGTGGGGTATAACGCGCTCAATGCCAATACGACAGGAGCTAACAATGCCGCTCTTGGTGCTGGGTCTTTAGATTTAAACACGACAGGAAATCAGAATACGGCAATAGGTGCTGCTGCGCTTGATGCTAATACCACAGGTCATTACAACACGGCTGTTGGATATGCTGCGCTTGGGGCTAACACCACCGCAGATAGCAATACGGCTCTTGGTCGTTATGCCATGCTTGTTAACACTACAGGTGCAGGAAATACTGCGGTGGGTCGTGATGCTTTAAGAGCCAATACTACAGCGGATAGCAATGTAGCCGTGGGGTATCTTACACTGACTGCTAATACCACTGGTGGAGAGAATAATGCTCTTGGAAGAGAGTCAATGCACGACAACACCACTGGCAGCGACAACAATGCGTTTGGATACAACACATTAGCAAAGAACACTACTGGAGATGGCAATACTGCCATGGGCCATGTTGCTCTCGATGCAAACACAACGGCAGATAATAACTCTGCTTTTGGAAGAGCTACGTTAACAAACTGCTCTACTGGACACTCTAACACCGCTATGGGAAGCCAGTCTTCGAGAGGTATAACCACAGGTATACAAAATACTTCGGGTGGCATGAACTCTGCCTACAGTTTAACCACCGGATACAATAATACCTATATTGGCTTCACCGCTGGATATAGTGCCACTACTGGGGATAACAACACAGCAATTGGAATACAGGCTGGATATAACCTAACCACAGGCACTAATAATTTATTGCTTGGTTTAGATGCGGGTAGATCAGGAAGTCCCGGCGGTACTATTAATAATGAAAACAATGAAATTGTTTTAGGTGATGAGAATATTTCAGAAGCTCATATACAGGTAGATTGGTCTGTTGCCTCTGATGAAAGGGATAAAACAGATTTTACCGATTTAGATATAGGTTTAGATTTTGTAAAAGCCTTAGCACCTGTTACATATAAATGGGATAAGCGTTCCAAGTATGGTGACAAATACGCTAAAGATTATGATCTTAATGCACAGACCCCAGATGGAACTCATAAAGAAGATTGGTTAGATGTTGGTTTTAAAGCTCAAGAAGTTGAAAAATTAGAATTAGCTGCTGGCTATAAGATTGCAGACAAAACTAATTTAACAACAAGTCTTACTAGCGATGGAACGCAGTATGGAATTCAATATTCTAAATTTGTTCCTATCTTAGTTAAAGCAATTCAAGAACTTTCGGCTGAAATCGAAAAATTAAAAGGAGGCTAGAAATGGCTATTAAGAAAACTTTAATAAGCGCAAAACCTTTTAACGCAGACGGTAAAGTAACCCGTTGGGCGTTAGAAATGAAATACGAGCAGGGTACGGAAGGTAAGGATGATTATTATACAAATAATAAAAGTGTAACAATTAATGACACAGAAAGAGACGCTGATGGAAAAGATGTCAGTAATTTTACCGCTAAAGCAGAAAAAGATTGGACTAAAAAAGAGTTAGAAGATCTTTGCCCAACAGCACAATGGGATGCGGTATTTGCTAGCCAATATGATTCAGTGATTACGAATCCTCCTAAAGATCCTGTTCCTAATAACGATTTTGTAATCCCTAGTTAATGGAACCGCAACACTTTTCATTCCATACCTTGCCAGCTTGTTTTATGTTGGAAGCACAGCTATCTGAAGACATGGTAGGGACTCTTAACAACTACCTTGATAAATTGATGGTTGATGAAAAACGCAAAAGCCATGCGGGTACGCTGGTCGGGCAGATAGCCCACGGCCAACAATTAACTATGGATCACCATTGTAAAGAGCTGAAAGACTTTAACTGGACGATTCAGGGCTTGGCAATGGATTATGTGAAACAGTTCTGCGCTCAGTCTGGCAACCCATTAAAAGGTAAAAGAGAAGTATTAACCGATGAGTTGTGGTCGGTGCATAGTTATCAGGGAGATTATAACCCGATCCACGATCATGGGACTAAGACCATTATGGGAGTCTCTTGTACGACATGGACAAAAGTACCACAACAGATCTTAGATCAGCCTACAGCGGGAAGCCCTGAGTATAGCCTGTATAACTCATCGGGTAATGCAGATGGATGTCTTGCGTTTAGTTATGGCCGAAACAGTTTATTAGATGTAGAGCGATTAGCTCCTCCACAAAGTTTTGTGATTAAGCCAGAAGTCGGAAAGTTTTTGATGTTTCCTAGTTGGCTGACACATATGGTTTACCCTTTTGAGGGTGAAGGCGAACGGCGCACAGTCGCTGCAAATTTAAACGTATGGAAGGTAGAGGAAGATGGAACAAGACACTAAAGAAGTTGTAGAAGAGGTTGCAGAAAAAGCTGAAGTTGCTCAACTTCCTCATAATCCTGAGATGCTAACTGCTCGTATGGATGAGTTGCGGGAAGAAATTGGTCAGATTACTAATGTAATTAACGCCAATCAAAAACAACTTGATACTTATGTAGCAGCATTTAACTGGTACTCACAGCAGCTAGAAGCAGCTAATGCGGAGCAACAGTAATGGATTTTGTTCTTAATATAATATCTGTGGTAACGGGTATTGTGTGTGCGGCATCGATTATATGTAGCCTTACTCCCACGCCTAAAGACGATGCCTTGATTGGACGGCTATATAAAATCGTTGAGATTGCAGCGTTAAATATTGGTAAGGCAAAAGAAGGAGCCACAACCAACCCGATTAAGTTTGTCAAAAGGTCTGATTGATGGATGAAGCGCAAGAGGCTTTGAGTGAGATAAAGGCACACCAAAGAGAATGTGCTGTACGGTATGAGAATATAGAAAAGCGTCTTGATGAAGGATCTGAAAAGTTTAAAAGACTAGAAAGGCTGATCTGGGGCGTTTATCCATTTATTGCTATTAGCATATTTGCTACAAAGTTTTTATGACAGATGCAAGGCGCAATACTAGCTT